AATCAGAAGGCTTTGGTGGGGATGAATTCCCGGAAATCCCGGAATGTTTAACGGAAATCAAACAAAGTGAATTTTTAGCATTACAGGGGAAATAGATAATGAGTGAACAAATTTACGAATTTAAGAATGTGACAGATATTTTGGTGCTTGATGATAAGCAGTTTGAACGATTTTTGGCTGATTTTAAAGAATGGTTCCGCTTTCAAAAGCAAGCACGAGCTGAAGCGGAAAAGCTTAGAGAACTTGGATTGAATATCACGCTGGCAGATGTGATTCGTTGGAAAGATGATGACATGATTGGAGTGGGGAAAATTACGATTGATGTGCAAAAGGCACGAGATTGTTAAAACCCATTTACAGCCCATTCAAATCCCCCCCTAACCCATCTTTACGAAAGAGGGGGATTTAAGTGGGCTGAATAATGTGTTTTAAACCAAGTTTAAAGGAGCTTTAAAAGTGAAATTATGCCGTTGCCCGGTTTGTCATAGCGACATCCACCTGGATGCGCTGTTGGAAGATGATGCGGGGCGTGAGATGTTGGGGATTATTACGAATTTACGCGGTGACAATGCCCGTGCATTGGTGAGTTATATTGCCCTATTCCGACCTGAAAAAGCGGCGTTATCCAACGGTCGTGCGCTTAAATTAATGCGCGAAGTGTTGGATATGTATCAGCCGAGTCCGTTGTTGTCCCATGCGCTCACCGAAACCGTTAGTGGTGTGATGAAAAACCGCCGAGAAACCCGAAGTGTGGTGGCGCTAACCAATCATAATTATCTCAAAAAAGTGTATGAGGGGGCTAAGCCGTTGTTTGCCGTTGTACGCAACGAGCAAGGCAAAAGTGCGGTGGAAAATGCAGAAAAATTGGAAGAAGACAAGCGCACTGCCGCAATACAATACATTCAACGTTATGCGGTCATTGGACAGCTTGAGTTTGTGAAACATACGCCGGAATATGCAATTTGGTTGGAGTGGAAAAATGATGCTAGATGTAAAATTAACGAAACCTAAACTTATCCAGCTCATCCATATTGCAAAGAGCAAGTTAAATATGGATGAATTAAGTTATCGCGTGTTGTTGGATAACTTAACCGGCAAAACAAGCACGACCAAAATGACGGTTGGGGAGCTTTTGAAAGTGTACGAAAGCATGAAAGATAAAGGGTTTAAACCACAAGTAAGAAAAGGCAGAACACCGGTAACCGAACATGCGGTTGTGAAATCCCGAATCACTCATAAAATCCGCGCAGTTTGGATACAAATGCACAAAGCAGGCATTGTTAAAGACGGCTCGGAGCGTGCGTTAAATCGGTTTATGCACAATACGCTATTTAATCCAAAGCACAGGCGTCCGAATAATATAATTAAGCTCAATGTGCAAAGTTTGGACGATGCAGAGGCAACAAAACTGCTCGAAATATTAAAAAGATGGCAATCTAGAGGAATTTGATTTAATTTTTACAAAAACTGTGTGATGATTCGCTTGTATTAATATCCTGCTTTGGGGTCTATGATGACGAACGAATTAAAACAACAGGAACACTTTGTAAGCTCAGTGCAGTATCAACCGACAAGCGCTGATTTAATTAAAGTTATAACAAGCGATTGCTACCAACTGGAGCGATTAGCAACACAATACAAGCAAGCGCATGATTGGAACGGTGCGCTTGCTTGTTTATATAAAGCCAAAAACAATTATCGGGATATTGATGATCCGCAGTATGTTGTGGTGGCATTGAGATTATCGCTATATTTACAGGGAGCTGGTAAATTTGAAGAGGCAAAATTTGAATTACAATCATTAATTAACGAGCTAGACACCATCGCAGAATTAAAGATGCGGCATCATTCGGATGATAAGGATTATGGTATTTATATTGAGTCAACCAAAAATAATTTGCTATCTGAAATTTTTGATACTGCCAGAAAAATTTATAAGCGCGAAAATCTAGTTACAGAATCTAATGATTTTGCCAATAAGGCCTCTCAGTTTAGGTTATCCCAACAAGCTAATTTTAAGTATTTACAAGAACAGCGCAAAATCAGATTAGATGAATGGAAAAGAGAGCGAGAAAACCACCTCAATGAATATCATCAACAATCACAGAAATATAAGGCAACTAACCAGTTACGCTTCTTAATTTGGGTTGGGCTAGGCATTGTGGCTTATTACATCATCAAAACATACTTATGAACTGCATAATAGCTTATTGAAAAAACTTTTTTTAACGTCCAAAATGGGCGTTTTTTATTTTTAAATCAATGAATTAATTAATTCAACAAAATGCCTATGTGAAAATTTTTTACCTTTTTCAATAGCTAAAATCTATAATTCTCATATTTAATTAAACGGTGAGGATTATATGTACAAACAAGAAGACTTATTTGCTCATGATCACGCCATTATTGGACAGATGTTTGATAATTTAGATGATGTTCCGGACGCTGAGATTTATCATAAGTGGCCACGCACATTAACCGAAATCATTGAGCTACTGACATCAGAATTATTACGCCAAGGCGAACCGCAAGAAACGGCAAACAAGAAAGCGGCAAAATTAGCCGGATTGCTTGCGCACTATTTTGGCGGACAGTCTTTTTATCTGCCAACAGGTAGTGTACTTAAAGATGCTCTGCGAAACGTGCAGATTTACAACGAGTTTAATGGCCGAAATGTCCCGGATTTAATCAAGAAGTATAATTTATCGGAGTCGCATATTTACGCTATTTTGCGTGAGCAACGCACATTAAGCCGAAAACGGCATCAGCCGGACTTATTTGAAGCCGCTTAAATAGGGGTTTGAAACATCACAAACTCACATTACACACCAACAATTTAAACTCTCTTTAAATCTACTTTAAAGGGAGTTTTTATGTCTTTACCCATCAATAAAATTGTCATCCATTGCTCAGCAACCAAAAACGGCAAATCTTTACGCACCGCTACACAGAGCGCCGCCCAACGCATCGACGACTGGCACGGTCAGCGCGGATTTAAACGCGAAACCACAAAATCCAAGCAATTTAACCCGCACTTACAACACATCGGCTATCACTTTGTAATTGATACAGACGGCACGGTTGAAACCGGACGCCAGGTTGGCGAGGTCGGTGCGCATGTTAAAGGTCACAATCAACACTCTATTGGTATCTGTCTTGTCGGTGGTATCGACAGCAGTGGTAAAAACCACGGCGAATACACCGAAGCGCAATGGACGGCATTACACAGCCTTTTACGCAAACTCGAAAGCCAACATCCCAGTGCTCGCATTTGTGGACATCGTGATTTAAGCCCTGATGTAAACGGGGACGGCACGATCACCCCTAATGAGTGGATTAAAGACTGCCCATGTTTTGATGTATGGACATGGTTAGATTCCGAAGAAGTTGTCAATTTTAACCACTTGTATTTGGGGTGAGTGATGAGCGCATCAATGTCAACTTTTAGGCTTAAAAAGAAAATTAAACGCAGCCGACAAATAAGCCGAAATGCAAAGTTTAACCAGGCTATTAACGGTGGCAGAACCGCAGCGCGAGTATTTTATCAGTATTGGAGCTACTAATGTTTTCACAACTTTACACTAACGCGGACGGGCGCTTGTCCACAACCGCTTTTATTCAGTTTTTTGGGGCGATTTTAATGGCGGCCATCCTCTGCTTTTGCGTTTGGCTTGACCGCCCCTATGCGCCCGAAATGTTTATGTACTTCGCGGTATTTTGTGCCGGTGGTGCAGCCACAAAAGGCTTTGCCAACGCGCTAAATCGCCACAAACAGAGAGAGCCTAACTATGATTAATCTAACCATGATGGCGACTGTCGGCGCCTTGATTTTGGCTGTTGTGGGCTATGTCTATTACAAAGTCCACAAAATCAAAGTCCGCGCGGAAAAGTTATCTCGCGCCAATATTGAGCTAACTCAAAGAAATCAACAATTACTCTCCGAAAAGGCGGTTGTTGAAAAACAAGTTAAAAATTTCCAGGTGAAACAAAAACATGAAGAAAACACTCATAGCCTTGGCCGTGACGGCATTGTTAGCGAGTTGCGCCAAAACAACGACATACGTCCCGATTAACAGTTGTGCCGGCTTTTCGCTGATTAAAGCCTCCGAAAAAGACACCACTGAAACATTACGCCAAGTGCTTAGTCACAATAAAACCTATCGCTCGATTTGCGAAAAGGAACAAAGCGCCAATGAATGATATTGTCGATAGAACCCAGGAGCGTGAAGAACTGATGTGGGAAAACTGGCGCAAACAACAGGAATCGGCGCAACAATTTGCCAATGCCATGAACACGGCACGTTGTTGCGTTGATTGTGGAGTGCTTATCCATCCGTTACGCGTTAAAGCAATGCCGCACTGTGTGCGTTGCGTAAGTTGCCAACAAGAACACGAAGAATCACAAAAATGCTAGAAATTATCTCATTTATCCAAAAAAACTGGAGCATTATCGCCACACTGTTTGGTGTTATCGGTACATTGTTTTGGCTCAAAATGGACAGCAAATACGCTAAAAAAGCGGATGTCTATGCACTCCAGGACGGTATTGAAAAAAACGATGAGCGGTTGACGAAAATGGAGTTAAAAGTGGACGCGTTGCCAACTGCAAAAGATTTTGCATCGCTTGAAAAGCTGATGACTAAAATCGAGGGCGAAACCAAGGCGACAAATGCCACACTAAACGCCATCAGTCGCCAAACCGGTTTATTGTTAGAAGATAAAGTTTTAAACCGCAAGGAATAACCCATGCACGATATTTTTACTAAAGACCAACGCCTTGTGATGCTGCGCACGCTTGCGGAAGATGGCTACGACGCTAATGAGTCCATTTTGCAAGATGTATTAACCGCATACGGGCACAATATCAGCCGTGATTTGGTGCGCAATCATGCCATTTGGCTTGAGGAGCAAGGCTTAGTCAAAATCAAACGTATTGACACCGGCAAAGGTGAGTTTTTTGTCCTAAACATCACCCAAAGAGGGTTGGATGTTGCCCAGGGGCGTGTTGTTGTTGAGGGTGTAAAACGCCCGTCACCCTACCTTTAAATGCAATTTAAAGGGGCTTTAAATGACTGATAAAACCACTCGTGGACGCGCATCCAAAGTTGATTTGTTACCACCGGATATTAAAACCCGACTTGCCATGATGTTGCGTGACAAGATGTTCTCGCAGGCAGAAATCCTGGAGGAGATTAACGACCTTATCCGTGATTGTGGCTTGCCTGAGACCGCCCTTTTAAGCAAAACAGGGCTTAACCGCTATGCCAGCAAAATGGAAAAGATGGGGGCAAAAATCCGCGAAAGCCGCGAGATGGCCGAAATCTGGACGAAGCAAATCGGCGAAGCGCCGCAATCGGATGTTGGCAAACTCTTAATGGAGGCGGTCAAGACCATTGCCTTTGATAAGGCCATGGCGTTAGGCCAAGAAGAGGATATTGACCCAAAAGTCATTAATCAGCTTGCCTTAGTGGCTAACCGCATCGAGAAGGCGCAAGCTATCAACGAGGAGCGCGAGCGCAAAATCCGTAAGGAAGTGGCGCAGCTTGCCGCGGAAACGGCTGAAAAAGTGATTTCGCAAGCCGGACTATCGCAAGAAACCGTTGACCACCTGAAAGCGAAAATATTGGGGATTGCATAATGAGATTACCGGAGTTTATCCCGTTTAATCCAAAAGAATTGTTATTGGGCTATCAAAAGCGCTGGGTTGCTGATGATAGCCCTTTAAAAATTGCCGAAAAGTCCCGTCGAACAGGTTTAACCTGGGCGGAAGCGGCAGATGATGTATTAATTGCGGGCAGAGCAAAATCAGACGGCGGGTCTGATGTTTTTTATATCGGCTCCAACAAAGAGATGGCACGCGAGTTTATTGACGCGGCGGCCATGTGGGCGGAAAACTTTAACCAAGCCGCCGGGCAAATCCAAGAAGAGATTTTTGATGACGAAGACAAGGACATTTTAACCTACGTCATCTACTTTGCATCGGGCTTTAAGATTAAAGCACTCTCATCCAACCCTAAAAACTTGCGCGGTATGCAAGGGGTCGTGTGTATTGACGAAGCGGCATTCCACGAAAAACTAGCCGAAGTTCTGAAGGCGGCGCTTGCACTTACTATGTGGGGCGCAAAAGTGCGGTTAATCTCAACTCATAACGGCGTGGACAATCTGTTTAACCAATTAATCCAAGATAGCCGCGCGGGTCGCAAAAGCTACTCCATCCACACTATTACACTAGATGACGCGTGCAAAGAGGGGCTTTACCAACGTATTTGCCAGGTGTCAAAACAGGAATGGTCACCGGCAAAAGAAGATGCCTGGAAACGCGGCTTATTGCGTGAAACCGCCACGGAAGAAGACGCACTGGAAGAATATTACTGCGTACCGAAGAAAAGCTCCGGTGGTTATATCCCACGTCCACTGGTTGATCGTGCGGCCAACCCGGACAAAATCAAACTCACCTTTGAGTGCGACAGTCAATTTATCGACTACAGCGAAATGGAACGCATTACGCTCGTCAATGAGTGGCTAATCAAAGACGTTTTACCGCACTTGGAGGTGTTAGATAAAGATATGCGCCACTCGTTTGGGTGCGACTTTGCGCGCAAAGGCGACTTGAGTATTTTTAGCGTTTGCACCGTGCAACCGACCACGGCACGCCACATGGACATCACCCTCGAGGTGCGTAATTGCCCGTATGAGCAACAAAAACAAATCGTCTTTTTTGTGTTAAAGCACATCCCACGCTTTATCGGTGCGGCCTTTGACGCCACAGGGAACGGCGGTTATTTGGCAGAATCAGTGTTGTTGCGTTATGGCGCAAGCATGGTTGAAACGGTGCAGTTAAACGATAAATGGTATCGAGAGTGGATGCCAAAATATAAAGCCCTCTACGAGAGCGGACTGATCCAAATCCCACAGGATGAGGAGATTATCTTAGACCAAGGACACATCGTAGTGATTAACGGTGTGCCGAAAATCGACCACACCCGCAACCAGGGCAAAAGCGGAAAACGCCATGGCGATAGTGCGGTGTCGTATTGTATGGCTGTGCGAGCAAGTTATATGACAGGCGGCGAAATTGAGTTTACACCGCTCCCGGGAAAACATTCGGAAGACACTCAAATACGCAGTTTTGATTACTCCACTAGCGAACAAGATGATTTAAATGCCGCTTTTGGCTCAGTCTGGGAAAAGATTTAAGGATTACTTATGCAAAGCAAAATTTTAGACATCCACGGTCAACCGTTTACGTTTGACGATGCACAGCAAACGGAAAATGATAGTCGCTTGGGGTGGTTGCAACATCATTATAGTGACCACCCGGCAAGCGGTCTGACTCCTGCTAAAGCGGCCGCTTTGTTACTAGCGGCAGAACAAGGCGATCTGATTGGTCAATGCGAACTTGCCGAGGACATGGAAGAAAAAGACACGC